TACGGATTACTATGCTTTGCCTTCATGTTTGATGTACTAGCCTCTTTTATTGCACCATTACCCTATTTTACCCTATTAGCAAGTGCCTTTCTGATATTCATAGAATGGAAATCGGTATTAGAAAAAGCACAGGATAAGGATAGGCGAAAAATGAATAAGAGCATCAAGGAAATAGCCGTTTTACTAGAGCACAAAGACGACATATTGAAAGGAATAACCGAATTATTAAAAGAAAAGGAGGAAAAAGAAAATGAGTAGAGGTTTAAGAAATTGTAATCCGGGAAATATCCGAATAAACGGAGATAAATTCCAAGGTGAAATTATCCCATCTAAAGATAAGAGTTTCAAACAATTTACATCTATGGCTTACGGTTATAGAGCCATGTTTGCAGTATTAGATACTTACCGAAAAAAGGGCTTAAATACGATTGAAAAGGTAATTAGATCGTGGGCACCTCCTAGCGAAAACAATACACAGAATTATATTGATTCAGTGGTTAAGTGGTCGGGGGTTTCCAAGGATTCTATTCTGACAGAACATAGCGGTGCTAACTATATTAAAATAGTTGCTGCAATGTCGAGAATGGAAAACGGTGTAGAGGCTATAATGGGTGATGTGATCGCAGGTTTTGATTTGCAAAACAGGATAATGAGATGAAATTTTTTTTCGTGTATAGATATTTCTATTTTTCTATACACGAAAATCTGATATGTATAGAAAACAAACAATTTAAAGTTTTAAAAAATTATGAATACAACCCAAATAAGATTCAATATTAGCTATCTGATGATCGGTTTATTCATTGGTTTACTGGTTGGTAGTATTTCCGTATTTTTTATCTGTAAATCAATAATCGTCCCAGATATTGACGTAAAGTATGTAAAGGGTGAAACGATAACCGATACAGCCTATATTCCTATTCCCTACATTGTTAATGTGCCGGGAGACATTAAATATATTCCTGTTTACAAGAAAGATTCAACAGGTATAGAAACCTCGGAAATCGATACTGCGAAATCGAAGGATGCAACAGTAGAAGATTGGAATTTGGAAAGGAAGTACGCAAATACGCTTTTTGATAACGAAAATGGGCAGCTTTCATACGAAATAGGCGTGCAGAATAACAAATTATCAAAGTTTGCTTACAACTTCACCCCTATTCAAAAAGTAATAACAACCGGAAAAGAGCAAGTTTGGATGCCTTATGCGAGTATATCATACAGCACTCTCAATTATATGGGGATTGGCGGCGGAATATTTTATCACGATGTAGGTTTAGGTGCCGGAATAGTTCCATCTGAATTTTTCCTAGCAATGTATACTAATGGCTCATCATAGTCGGGCAAGTTTTTGTCATGTTTTCCCGGAATATAGTATACTTAATATCCTAATTCTTGGGGAGTTAGTCTTTTACAATATCTCACGCCATACCAAGTTCCGTAGCTGTAAGGAATATCACCTGCCACATTTTCTCCTGGATTTTTAGGATAGAATGTAATAAAGTCATGCAGATCTATACTAGCTCCTTCTCCGTTTGCTTGTTTAGCAGCAAACTTAGAAACATAGAATAATTGAGAGAAGTCTCCTCTATCCAACTGCCATCCCAACCTAGACCCTCAAGAGCAAGGAATAGAAATAAGCGGTAACCAAATGGCAATCAGAGAGAAGCGTCTTTCTCTGTCATCTACTGTCTAAGGTCAAAAACAAGCATTTAAGCAGAATACAGCAGACGTTCCGTTTCTAAAACGTTACCCATTTTAGACGAAGCAAAACACAGCAAACCGGCGTCGCCATTTGACTGATTAAAGCATTAATTGTCTGCCTGTTGCTCCATTCAAATAACTCACAGAAAAAGTAATTTAAAAACTTAAAATGTGAGCCAAAATGAAACAAGAATTAAAGGTATCTTTCTACCTCAAAAGAGAACAAAGTTTAAGTAAGACCCATGTAGATTCCTCCAGAATCTATCCCATCGTCGGGAAGATTATTATCGGTAACAGTATCGCCCAATTTGGTTCAAAATTATCTGTTTCTGAAAATCTCTGGAATGTAAAATCAGGACGAGCAATCGGCAAAAGTAAAATTGCTGTTGAGTTAAATCGGGAGATAAACAAAATCAACCTCTCCATTCATTCCCATTACAAAGATATCTTAGACCGTACAGGAGAAGTAACAGCCCTACAGGTCAAAAATGCGTTTCAAGGAATAGCCACCGCACAGAAAACTCTGCTTGTGCTGTTTGAAGAGATGATGCAGGAATTTCACTCACGAATTGGTATCGATCGTGCCCCTTCAACTTACTTCAAATACATAACAGCCTATAAAAACCTAAAACGTTTTCTGAAAGAAAAGTATAATGTTGAAGATATCCCTCTTTCTCAATTAGACCTGCCCTTTATCGAAGCCTATGACTTTAACCTGCGGGTAGAGCGTAAACTGAAATCTGAATCCATTGTTTCGATAGTCGCCTTGTTACAGAAAGCTGTGCGTATTGCTTTACATCGTAACCTGATCACACACCCTCCTTTCTATGGATACAAAATCGAAAAACCCGAATTCCAAATCAGATCGCTTTCAGCCGAAGAATTTGAACGATTAATGTCTACTCCTATAGAATCATCCAGTCAGTCTTTCATTCGGGACTTATTTGTATTTGCAGCATTCACAGGCTTATCGTATGCCGATCTCAAAGGATTTGTCTGGAAAGATATTATTCAGGAAGAAGATGGTAGCCTGTGGATATTCAAGAGCAGGCAAAAGACAGATATTACATTCAATGTAAAGTTACTGGATATACCGATTCGGATTATAGAGAAATACAAAGGTATAAGCGGAACAGGTAAAGATGACCCTGTCTTTGTTGTATTATCTCATAGACGCATCACCGATGCTCTAAAAGCAGTCGCAAAACACTGTGGTATAGCAACTAAAATAAGCTACCATGTTGCCCGTCATACATTTGCAAGCCAACTTTGCCTCTCTCAGGGAGTACCCATAGAAAGTGTCAGCCGAATGATGGGGCATCGCAATATTCAGACCACCCAACGGTACGCCCGTGTCAATAATGAGAAGATAGGAAGCGATATGAAGCAACTATCAAACCGTCTTGTAGGCAAATTCAACTTTCCGGAATAAATTACAAATCTGAATAAATCATAAATTAGATTCTTTTGAATAACAATCAATAGATTAAGATCTCAAACCTATTTATTACTTTGGTAAGTATAATAGCGAGAGATAGTTATAAAATGTAAAAATAAATATTTACTGTTACTTAATTGATCAATAAATTAATTAAGCAATTCATAAATCTATAAATTCAACATATATAGCCATGCAACAGATGCAACATATACAGCATACACACCAAGATAAAAATAACAGAAGCACATTCAGCATATTATTCTATCTGAATACAAGTAAAACAAAGAAGTCAGGTAAGTGTCCAATAGTGGGGCGTATCAGTATAGACGGTAAAAATACAGCTTTCAGCACAGGCTTGGATATTCTACCCGAATGTTGGGATACCAAAGACGGATTAGCTATCCTGAAACCAATGAAGAAAACTGATACCACCAACGAACCTGCTTATATCAACCGTCAGATAGACGAACTGAAAACAACATTAGCGGATCATTACAAACACATGGTAGAAGAAAACGGCTATGTAACAGCCGAAGCCCTGAAAAATGCACTCAAAGGTATCGGAACAAAGAATACCAGTCTGATGCAGGAATATGGGGAACTGGTGGAAGAAAAACGAAAGAGTGTCGGTGTCAAGATAACCGAATCGACCTATGTTGTCTATCCGAATGCTTATAAACATCTGAAAAAATTTCTAGTTGAAAAGTATAGTATAGAAGATATTCCTTTCGGTCAGGTCAATATTGCATTTATCGAAGCCTATGCCTATTACCTGAGAATCGATCTGAAGATGACACCCAGAACAGTAAAAGCAAATATGATTCCGCTTCGAACCACCATAAAGCGAGCCTTCAACAAAGGCTTGATCCGCCAAGACCCTTTCTTTGATTTTATCCCTGAAAGGATCATCCCCAAACGTCCGTGGCTTACCAATGATGAAATACAACGTTTGATGCAGATACAGACCAAACATGATACATGGAACTTTACCCTGGATATGTTTATCTTTTGTGCATTCACAGGTATTACCGGTATCGATTTAAGAAATCTGAAGCACAGTAATATCCAACAACAGGAAGACGGCAGTTTATGGGTAACCCTGAACAGGCAGAAAACAGGAACAGCTTCTTACATACCATTACTGGATATACCCATTCAAATCCTAAACAAATACCAAAACACCGAATTTGCAGGAACGGATGGAAAAGTTTTCCAACTGCAAACTCATGTGAATATGAACTGGCAACTCAAACGACTGGCTAAAGCAGCTAAGATTGACAAACGGCTTACTTTCCATATGAGCCGATTTACATTTGCAACAACCGTTTGCCTGACACAGGGAGTACCCATTGAAAGCCTTAGTCAGATGATGGGGCATCTCTCAATAAAAACGACCCAAATCTATGCGGAGGTCACAAGAACAAAGATTAATGAGGATATGACCAATCTGGCAGAACATATCGGAGGAAAATACACCTTAGCCGAAACTGATAAAAAGATATATAAACCCGGCAGAAGAAACAGGAGGTATCCTGAGAAAGAAATTAACAGTAATAATCAACCAATCTAAAAATCAAAATTATGGAAACAGGCAAATTATATATCAGTACAGATGAGAATAATAACACAGAAGTTATTTTCAAACCGATAAATGAGACAGTGTGGCTCACACATTATGAAATAGCATCCTTATTTGGTGTCTATACTCAAACGATTAACAATAACCTTCGGGCAGTTTTAAAATCGGGTGTCTTGCGGGAGGATGAAGTTTCTTATACTCACAGATACACAGCCAACTCTGGTACATATAGAGAACGGCAAACTGTTTACTACAACCTAGATGCAATTATTGCTTTGGCTTATCGTATTAAGTCTAGGAATGCGGAGGTTTTTAGAGAATGGCTGATAGAAAGGATTTGCAGGCAGCAGGAAAGCCAGTCAGTTGTGGTGTTTCGGTATGATTTTGATAATATATCATTGAATTAGAAGAGGTTTTGGTTTTCACTAAAAAAGCGAGCAGAATTTGCTCGCCTTTTGACTCATAGCTTGTAGCACTATACTCATAGACCTCAATATTTAAACCCTCTTACTTAATAATATCGTACTAATTTATTTCCTCTTCAATAAGATCAATATTATCTTTTGCTAAAGAATCATAATATGAACTTGTTAATTCTGATGTAAGAAAATCATCATTTAATAACTTTACAAATAGGTTTTTCGCTGTTTTTGTATGTAAGTTTATTTGAGTTTTCGTATCATTATACCTGATTTTACCTTTAAGTGCTGGATGTGTCTCGGTAAAAGTTATAATAACAGTATTTGGTATACTTTTCTGGATCACAGGAGAATTCCGTGCTATTTTTGTAAGCTTTCTTGCGAAAGTAATATCATCAACTAATTCTTCTAAAGTATTTAAGTTTGAAATAATATTAATGTCTCTTATAGCATTAAGTCCAAGTAAAGCTTCTCTTTTGATAACATCAATAAAGCCAAAACTTCTCTCTATAAATTTCAAATCTAATATTACTACTGTATTATTAACAAGTATGGCTTGAAAATTTGGACTGATTCGAAGCAAACTATCTTCAAATTTTTCAAGCCTTTGATTAGATTTCCACACTAAATAACCACTTGGTCCTATTATTTCAACAGTCGATAATTTTTTAAATAGAGATATCTGTTGGTCTCCTTGTGAGATTACAATTATTAAGGAGTCAATATCTTGAATGTTATGATTGTTGAAACTAAAAATAGAGATATCATCATTTCCAATAACGCTCTCTAGATTTTGTAGTTCTACAGGTAAATCTAGATCATATTCATAATAACAGTTCGTTCGTTCATCAGCAGTTGATAAAGCAAGTATTGAAAATGTATCATTTTCTATAATCTTTTTCTTTATACTCTTTAAAAACATATCAGCTAAACTAGGTAGATCTGTTTCTTTAATATCTAACTTTCGAGGAAACTCCTCTTCTTTTAAAATAGCATATATTATAATTTGTATTTCAATTTCAGGCTGAGACACAAAACCTAAATGCTGTATTAAGTCTTCTCTATTCATGATTTTATTTTTTTTGCATAAAAAATGTTCGGGTCTAATTTTATATACTTTACTCTGTCAGATTTATCTAGTTTATCTCTTGTTATCAAAACAATATTATTTCTTGTTCCTATTCTAACAAAATCTCCAGTAACTTTATATATCCTAAATCCTAAAATAGCTAAAGTTGGATTTGCATAATATAAATTTGTACGAATATATATTATCCCTATTATTATCAATACAATAAGTAGCACTAATTCATATCTAACACTGTCAAAATTAAAACAAACTAAAGGAATAATGTATGTTGTAAGAAACGTCAGATGTTCATAATCAATATTTTCTATTTCTGTAATTTTAAATGCCAATTCAGGAGTCCCTTTTAATTTATGATTGAAGTCGTAAAACGAAAAAGCGCCAATAATAAGTGCTATAATGCATATAAAAGGAACTATATTGCGAGAGAACAGATAATTTATTCCTATAAACTGACTATCTTCTCCCCAGTAAATAGGAATATCAACTGTGATTATAATAATTAATAAAAACAATAACCATAGAGACAAAAAATATAATCCTATTTTTCTTATCATAATGTCACTCGAAATAATATGGCTAATTGAATTGTTTAACAAAAGTTTCGAAGAGATCTAAATAGGTCTTTAATTCTTTTGTATTTGGTGCATCTTGATTTAAAGCTCTTGCTTGATCGTGAACCCAATTAGAACATTCTCCCATACCTTTTTCTATATCACTATATAATGCAACGGTGAATGGTGCTTTTTTTAATCTTTGAGTTTGGATAGCAGGATTGAAACGTTGGATGGCATCATTAAACAGCTTTTCTTCGACACTTCTTTCCCAACTTTCTCTCAATAAGCCACACCAAGATTTTGCTTGAAAGTAATATTCATCGACATTATCCGAATTTTCAACAGGACTAAGGTTTTGTAACTTCTGCTTCAATTTAGATATACGTTCTTTAACATTCATTGCCGGCCATGGAAGTTCGGAAATAATAATGCCTGGGATATTAAGTATTTTTCTTATTGTTGTATAAGTACACTCTACATTATTCTCAATAGCAATAGACTGTAAAGACATAAAAAAAGAGATGTCATGAGTAAATATAATTACTTGTTTATTTTTAGATTCTTCAACAATACGTTGTGCAATTATATACTTTCTCTTATGATCTAAAGAATTAACCGGATCGTCAAAAAAGAGACCTTTAACATTGCCTCCCATTTGAACTTCTGAGAGAAAATCAGCAAAAGCGATTGCTCTTTGTTCTCCTTCACTTAATATTTTTGCTGGAGTTTCCCCTTTCAGAGAAAGTTTTTTTAGTGTTGTTCCTTTACTTCCTCGTTGTTGAATTTCAACTTTAAAATTTGCATTTAAAAGGGTGCATTCCTCATTAAATGTTTTAACATAATCCTCTGTAACATATTTAGTGAAAAGATCCTTCTGTTTAGATGTTACTTTTCTTGTCGTAAACTGCTTATTTTCTGCTTTCTTAATCCATTTACAAACATTTATCCATTCCTCAATTTGATCAATTAATGGAGCTAGTCTACATCTATCTAAATATTCATTGTTTGATTTGTCAAGTTGTTTTTTCCTTTCACTTATTTTCTCAATATCTAATTTCAATAATTCATCAGAAAGTATTTTATTTAAATCTCCAATAAATTTCTTATCTATTTGAAAAGTAGTTATTTCCGTATTCCATTCTATATTTTTAAGTGAAGCTAAAATTTTGACACAATAGTTTTTCTGTAAAGATAGATTAGATTCTATATTTGATAGCAAATCTTCATAGTTCTCTTTTAGCCATTCCTCTAATATTGTTCCCTTCTTTATTAAATCGAAATCTATTTGTTCATATAAGTTTACTAAATCTTTTATGTCTTTGCTGCTGATTTTCAATTCGTTTTCGACTTTACTTGACAAAAAAGACCAATATGATTCTATCGTTTTTTTTGCACTTTCGTCTAATCGTTGTTGACAAAATAAGCAATAATCAATTTGAATTGGAATATTACTTATATCTAGATTTTGCAATTTAGCGTATATTTCCGCTGATTTTATAAAGTTTTTCCATTCATTACTCCCAATTGATTTGAATTTATCAGTCTTAAACTGGTCAATGCCTTCTATTTTAGAAAGCTCTATATTTTGTCCATGGTTACTGATTCTTAACTGTAAAGATTCAATCTGTTCTTTTGTGAATAGTAAATTTGATTGTTCTATTTTTAAATTTAAATCAACGAGGAGTGATTTTATCTTACTTATCTCATTTGCCTTCTTCTGAATATCTGTAGAGTTTAATGTCTTTAGTTCTTTAACATCTATTTCATTCTTCGATTTTTCTTCTTCTGAAATTTCTGATAATTTCTTTATTTCTAAAATCTTAGAGTTGGCAGAAAGCTCATCAATAATAGTTTTTGTGGAAGTTTCTTTCTCAAAATATATTCTAAATGGATTCGGTTTCTGTTTACTTGATATCTCAGATGAGAGTAAATATAAAATATGCTGTAGATTATTAATAAATTTATCAAAAAACAAAAACGAATTTGGAATAAAGGTAAGCTCATCTTCTTGTGTTAAATGAGCATGAGCTGTAGATGAATCAAAAACGGAATACAGATTAAATTCTGGTGAATTTTCGCTCTCGGGGTATGAAATCTCATAGATGTTGGAATCTTTCATGAATTTAAAAGTGCAACAAGGTGGTTTAGATTGATTTGGAGAATAAATATTAGGTACGATACTCTTATCTCCTCTTGATTTGAAAACATTGTTTAGCAATCTTATGTATCCTGATTTACCAACACCATTTTCACCATAGATTAATGTTAGTTTTTCCCCTATAGGTATTACTTGGTCCTCTTTTAAAGCATTTACATTCTTTATACTATGTACCTCTTTGAGAAGAGAATTAGATTCTTCATTATTAACAATACCACCTTTAAATATTATATCTTGTCGTTCCAAATTATGATTCTCTATAAGTCCTGCATCTTCTTTAAAAAAGATGTAAGATTTTTGCAAGATTTCATTTGTTATATCAATATTGTTCAGTATGTATGATGCAATATATTTTTCCCAATATGATAGTGATTTTACCCACTCAATGATTTCTAATTCTACAGTTTTTCCCATTGATTACAATAATAATATTAGATAGAATGTAAAGTTATATAAAAAACAGATATACAAATATATTTTACATGATAGAATGTCCTAATTTTTAGAAGTTTCCCTCTAGCAACACCATCACATCACTTTCCTTATACAATATTCCTCCTGCAATTTTAACATAAGCAATCTTCTCACTATTCCTCGCCTCTAGCAAACATCGGATGCCAACAGATAGCATCCGACTAACACTCCTATTCGTAAAATATTTTCACCATTATACCTAAACATACTTACTCAAATCAAAACCCCCATTTATAGATCCACTGTTTATAGACTCTTCAGTCTCATACCCTTTCAGTACAATTAAAGCCCGTTGTTTAGCCCCATCAATCTGATTAACCATCTGTTCATACAAATCAGTACCCTGAGCTCTGATTATTATTTCCGCCACTTGATGTTCTTCTCCCTTAGTTATTGATTTACCTTGCAGAGATTTAGTCATCAACTCAAACTCATCAAACATGAAAGATTGATTACCTGCTAATTCAGCATCGCTCTTTTCAAACTGACAATAGAAAAAGCAAAGGAAGGAAAAATAGGGTAACAAACTAATAATCAGAATGAGTGTCCGTTTCTGTCTTTGAGTGCCGAGTAGCTAAAATGCCAAATTTGGCATAAAAAAGCAAACATTCCGTCTCTATACCGTTACCCATTTTTGACGGAGCAAAACAGGGCAATCGGGTGACCTTTATTGGTAGAGTATAGCACTGTTTGTCTGCTGTTTACATTATTCAAATAACTCATATAAGGAGTAATTTTATCAACTTAAAAATGTGAGTTTTATGAACAACAAATTAAAGGTATCTTTTTACCTGAAAAGAGAAAGTAGGCTTGAGAAAAACAATGCCGGAGAGAATGTAGCATATCCGATTATCGGGAAAATCATTATCGGGAATAGTATCGCCCAGTTCAGTTCCAAATTATCTGTTACTGAACACCTTTGGCATGTCAAATCAGGACGGGCAGTCGGCAAAAGCCGTGTTGCCGTTGAACTCAACAGGGAGATTAACAAAATTAATCTCCTGATACATTCTCACTACAAAGATATTTTAGAGCGCACCGGAACGGTAACGGCTATTGACGTTAAGAACGCTTATCAAGGAATCGCATCCACACAGAAAACCCTGCTTGTTTTGTTTGAGGAAATGATGCGGGAGTTCCAAACGAGGATTGGTATAGACCGTTCCGCATCAACCTATCAAAATTATCAGAAAACGTATAAACATCTCAAATCCTTTATTCGGGGGAAGTATAAAATCCGAGACATATCCCTTTGCCGACTGGATTTGCCTTTCATTGAAGCCTTTGATTTCTATTTGCGGGTGGAATGCGGATTAATGGCGGGTTCGGCAATTACAGATATTATCTATCTGCAAAAAGTCGCACGCATAGCCCTGAACAGGAATTTAATCAACCGTCCACCTTTTGGGGGATTTAAACCGGAAAAACCTGAGATAAAAACACGCTCGCTCACAAAAGAAGAGTTGGAACGGTTTATTTCAACACCTCTTCCTTGCTCAAAGCTCTGCTTCATTCGTGATATGTTCGTGTTTTCCTCGTTCACCGGTATCTCATATGCCGACCTTAAAAAACTTACATGCAAAGAAATCATCACGGAAAAAGACGGTAGCCTGTGGATTTGTTCATCACGGCAGAAAACAGGCGTTCCATTTAACGTTAAACTGCTGGATATTCCCATACAGATAATAGAAAAATACAGAGGGTGTGCAGAGGGAGATTACCTATTCTGCATACCTACGCAAACAACCATAGGCAATACCTTGAAAACAATAGCCACACATTGTAAGATAGACAAGAACGTGACCTACCATCAAAGCCGTCATAGCTTTGCTTCGCAAATATGCCTCTCTCAGGGAGTTCCCATAGAGAGTGTTAGCAAGATGCTCGGGCACAGGGATATACGGACTACTCAACGCTACGCCCGGGTCAATAACGAGAAAATCGGCAACGATATGAAACAATTATCTATACGCCTTACGGATAAATTTGATTATCCGACAAGTAACCGGTAGAATAACAAGAATCAACTATACACAATTATGAAATACAATAGAAGCACATTTAGCATCTTATTCTATCTCAATACGAGTAAGAAAAAGAAATCGGGCAAATGTCCGATAATGGGGCGTATCAGTGTGGACGCAGAGAGCAAGGCTTTCAGTATCGGAATGGATATTGAGCCAAAACAATGGGATGCCGCCAAAGGAATGGCTGTCGGCAAGCTCGATGAAGTTTTCACTATCAACAAGCAGATAGAAACCTTAAAATCTGAATTAGAACAGTATTATCGGAATATGGTAGAGAATCAAGGTTTTGTAACCGCTGAATTGCTCAAAAATGCACTTAGGGGTATCGGAACGGTTCAAAATACAGTTATGCAGGAGTTCCCTGAACTGATTGAAGAAAAACGGAAAAGTATCGGAATCAGAATAGTTGCCAGTTCTTATGCTATTTATCCTGCTGCATACAGACACTTCAAGGGCTTTTTGAAGCATAAATACGATTCTCACGACATTCCTTTCGGTATGGTTAATGGGGCAATGATCGAAGAATATGATTATTACCTAAAAATAGATGCACGGCTGTCTTTGAGAACAGCAAAGTCAACTATGAAACCGTTCCGTACTGTGGCAATGCGTGCATTTAACAAGGGATTGTTGCGAAACGACCCTTTCTTCGACTATACCCCTGAAAAGATAATATCTAATCCTCGGTGGCTTTGTCATGACGAGATAGACCGCCTGATGAAATTAGAAATAAAAAGCCCTGCTCAGAACTTCGTCCGGGATATGTTCCTGTTTTCGGTCTTTACGGGCATTTCTTATATTGATTTAAAGAATTTGCAATATACGGATATTCAACAACAGGCAGACGGTAGCCTATGGATTATCTTGAATAGGCAGAAAACAGGAGCAACTTCATATATTCCCTTATTGGATATCCCCAAGAAAATTATCGACAAGTATAAGGATACGAAGTTTTCCGGTAATGATGGCAAGATTTTCAAGATACGGTCTTCCACCAGTGTTAACGGACATTTGAAGGAGTTGGCAAAAGCTGGCGGAATCAATAAACGGCTTTGCTACCACATGAGTAGGCACTCGTTCGGAACTGAAATTTGCCTTTCAGGGGGAGTGCCGATAGAAACCGTTAGCCGAATGATGGGGCATCTGTCGATCAAGACTACCCAGATTTATGCGGAAGCGACCCGTACCAAAATTAATGAGGATATGACAAAGCTGGCAGAACGGATCGAAGGAAAATATACCTTAGCGTAAACGGATAAAAGGTATACAAACCCGGCAGGAGAAACAGGAGGTATCCTGAGAAAGAAATTAACAGTAGTAATCAACCAATCTAAAAATCAACATCATGGAAACAGGCAAATTATATATCAGTACAGATGAGAACAATAACACAGAAGTTATTTTCAAACCGATAAACGGGACAGTGTGGCTCACACATTATGAAATTGCATTCTTATTTGGTGTCCATACTCAAACGATTAACAATAACCTTCGGGCTATCTTCAAATCGGGTGTCTTGCGGGAAGATGAAGTTTCTTATACTTACAGATACGCAGTCAACTCTAGTAATTATACAGAACGGCAAGCAGTTTACTACAACCTAGATGCAATTATTGCTTTGGCTTATCGTATTAAGTCTAGGAATGCGGAGATTTTTAGAAAATGGGTAATGGATAGAATTTGTAGACAAAAGGAAAGCAAGTCGGCTATTGTGTTTCGGTATGATTTTGATAATATATCATTGAATTAGAAGAGGTTTGATTATAATTATATCATTAAAAGTGAACAGGATTTGTTCGCTTTTTATCTAATAAAACAAGGTCTTATTCTAGATTATTATTTGACATTTTCTATTTTAGAATAAATTTGCAAAATCTCTTTAGCAAAGTAATATCCTCTTTGTTTAGCCCAATACCAAAATATTATGACAACAGGAATAGCCAGGTATGCTCTCCAGTCATCATAATAGGTTATAATGATGACAATAGAACTAATAATAGCACAAGTTAGCATAGTTCTGGAGAAAGCATAGCTATTACTAAAATCCTCCGCTCTATGATCCTTGGATGTAAATACATGTCTCATTGCAATATTAAATTATTCTTTATTACAAGCAGCTTGATTAGAAGTTTATTTCTTCAAGCTACTTTTTATTGACTCATGGTTGTAAACTTTTACTCTCTTAATACCTTTTCCTTCTAAGAGATTGGAAGATGGAACTCCTCCCCATGTAAAGAAGAAGAAATTTTCCAGCCAACTACCTAGGGTATTTAAGAGATAACCTAAGCCAAATGCAATTGCTGTATAACCAATTACATAATCCTTATCATATTGATATCCGAAAAATGGCAAATAAGACAATAGCATTATAAAGCCCGGAACAAGAGATGATAAGATGTCATATGATTTAGTTCCCAT